ACCATAGCAGGGAAGATAGCATCCTATTGCACAGAAGTATATCATTTTGACATTGACAAATCATTCGGAGCAGATGAGGAGGGCAATTATGCATTATTCACCGTAAACACAGGATTTGATTTCGCTCGGACTGCACTACCATTGAAACAGAAGGTTGTATTTAATAATGAGCCTCTATATGAGAAATTCATTAAGCCTGCTATTAAGAGATTGGATGATGAAAAACCAATACAACGCTTCTAATAACTAAAATAACAACAATAACAACAAAAAGGAAGACAACAAAATGCCAGTAGTCGAATTTACCCAAAAAGACATTCTTCGCAGTGTACTCCTTCCACCAGGTTGGTTTAAGGTCCACATTGATGCAATGGGTGAGAAGCTCGCAAGCAAGGGTGACTCCAAAAATTATACTGTTGAAGGGACTGTAGTTAGTACTGAATCTGGTGATGTGGGTGACAAGAATAATCCCATCGCGGGTGTTCCATTGGATTGGCAATTTAATAGTAAAGCCATTAGTATGGCAATTCCGTTTCTTAATGCATTTGGTAAGACAGTTTCACCGGGCGAGAAAATCGATTTAGACGCAGCGGAAGGTCAGGATTTACTTGTATTTGTCGCGCGTGGTGAATGGGAAGGAAGAGAGAAGAATGATGTTACCGGGAAGTACCGTAAGATTGCTGAGTAATTGAATTATTTTCATTGGAGATAACATGACTATTGAAGATGTGCTTGCTAAACTTGCTAATGAAATTGAAGAGAGACATGTTGCTATAAATATTCTAAAACAACACGTTGAATCTCCACCAATTGGGGAGAATAAAAAGAGACACTGGACCCAACTTCCAGGGAATAGATCTAAGGTAATTGCAATGACAAAAAAGCGTCTTAAGACTAGAAAGAAAAATAGTAAGTAATTGAGTTATAGTGGGATGCCATCGAATATGTTGAATAAGATGGGGATATCTTTAGAGCGATTATATAGCGCCCCTATATAGTTTCCCATTGACTCTTCTTAGGCTTATTACTAGGATTCCCACACTTTTCAATCATGAATATAATAAGAAGTCACGCCAAATCTAGGACAGTAGTAATTGAAGAGGAAAAATGTAATCTATGTGAAAAAGAGCTTGAGGATGGAAAACGTTGTTATAGATATAAAGAAACCAATAATATAATTTGTACCAATTGTGCAGTATATATTGCAGTGGCAAGAGGAATGGAATAAGAAAATGAAATGCCCCTACTGTCATGAGGAAATTAAACTAGATATGTTCTACAAAAACAAGCCAATTCATTTATGTGAAAAAGCAGTCGGAACAATACTAGCAAAGGAAGTTGTTCCTGGTGGACTAATTGAAATTACTCCGGTAAAATAAATGACATCCAACGTTGAGCCCAAGAGAGTAACAGGTAAGATAATTAAATTAGATAGTAAAGGTTGGGGATTCATAAACACCCACGCGATCGAATTTACGCGAATCTTCTTTCATTGGTCCGCACTACGTCAAGATACTTTAAACTTTAAGTTGTTGAAAGTCGGTATGCAGGTAGAGTTTACTCCCATCTACGCCGAGAAAACTGAAGAGCATGAAGGTGGATGGAGAGCTAGACAAATCACTATATTAGATGATGTTGATGAGGTAAATGAAGTGACATCATCTGATGACGTTCCGTGAAAAATTTCAATCGTCTAGTGAATGGCATGAACGCGCTTCAATCATGTCTACCTACCACTATGCCATGAAGATAATGGAGACTAGATGGACTATTCGTAAGACGGCTAAGTATTTCAGAGTAAGTATAGGATTAACTAGTGAGAATCTTCGACTCGCGAATGCTGTGCTTGATAATGGTGATTTGATACGAGTCAAGACTAGACAGGCTGCATTGGATAGGTTGAATGGGAGATGATTTGATGATTGTTAAGTTGAGTGTATTACGTAAAAATATTCCCTTTAATGATACTGATGAATATGATAAAAGAATATTCTTTGAAAATTTAATTGATACTTTGACTGAAATAAATAGAAATTTAATACATGCTATACCTGCATTACAGGGGAAGAAATAATGACCAGAGATGAACACATGGAGTGGTGTAAGAAAAGAGCATTAGAATATTTACCACATAATCCTAGAGAAGCAGTTACATCAATGATGTCTGACTTAGGTAAGCATGCTGAGACAAAGATTGTAGGTAAGACATTAACTTCTTTAGGAGTATGGGCATTAATGAAGGGCGACCCTCTATCTGCTAGAGATTTTATTGTAGGATTTAATTAAATGACTAAAATTATACTTCATAGATTTAACGACACAAATGGTATTATACGACAAGTTAACCTTAACTATATTGTTCAGATACACAGTGATTCAAATTCCACAAATATGCATGTTAGTTTATTGGATTATGAATTCAAGATTTCCGATGTAGAATACAGAACATTCCTTGATGCAGTAAGTAAATAAAATGCCCCTAAAATGGAAACCTCAATCCCAAGAAGTATACGAGTCATGGATTGAAGCAGTCTATGATTCAGGTAATCACTTAACTGACTGGGAATCTAGGTTCTTAGACAGTATATCAAAATCATTGGAGGATTATAATTTAACTGAGTCTCAAGCCGATACATTAGAGAATATTTACGTGAAGAAGTCATGACTATTAAAATATATCAAAAACGAACTGACGATGTGTTAGAAGTTCAAAATATTTATAAATTAATGGTATTGAATGGAGTAATTATATACAATCATTACTATAAAGACCCTTTTGATGAATCAAACATCCAACCGGCAACTGACAAGTTTAGATTAGAACATTTAAAGGAATTTCGAGTAATAATTGAATGACTTTCGATAATTGGGACTTAATGCAACGTTCTATAAGAGGAGATGCTGTGGCCGCGCGGATGTATTGTGGTTCCTATACTTTAATTCGAGATATTAATGGTAAATCATTTAGATGTAAAGGTGATATACCAGAAGGATATACAGAAGTAAAAGGAGTATATGATAAGGATGGTTTCCTACATATGCAATATTGGTCCCTACCAAGAATATGACTATTATAGAATTGATTGAAAAGTTAGAAGGATATAGAATTCATGGGGATGACATTAAGGTTATTTTTATAGCAACATATGGTGTAATAAGTGAAGATTTTACTGTCGAATACAATAAGATTGAGAATGTAGTAAAATTAGAAGAAAATTAGTAGAAAAATGACTAAAAAAGAATTAATAGATAAGTTAATTAAGCTAAACCCTGATACTATTATATACTTTGATTGTCCTGAATGTGGTACATCACATAAAGTAGGTAGTATAACAGTCAAGGCAGCCCACATAGAAATATGAGTAGAGTGTATGTGCCAGGAGGAGGAGCAATCGGCGCCAAACTACTAATATTAGGCGAAGCTCCGGCCCGTAATGAAGTAACCCAGATGAAGAATTTCGTTGGTGCATCTGGTAATGAATTAAATAAACTCCTCAAGGAAATTAATATAAGTAGAGAGTCATGTTGGATAACCAATGTAAGTAAATACGAAATAATGTTGAATCCAGCAGGCAAGAAGATACCATTCCATGTCCGCGCCAAGAATTCAGGCATCGATATGGAAGAACAGTTGGAGGCATTACAAGAAGAAATCAACGCGGTCAATCCGAATTGCATACTAGCATTAGGAGGTTCGGCTCTATGGGCCTTAACTGGAGCGCGACGAGGTGGAAAATACAGCATAGGAGACTATCGCGGTTCAATTCTAAGAGGCATGGGTAAGAAGTTCGTTGCAACATACCACCCCGCCCACTTAATACATCAGAAAGGAGGCGAATTTAAAGGTTACTGGAATCGTCAGTTAATGCGCGTCGACTTCAATCGGGCCAAATGTCAATCACAATTCCCTGAACTAAAATTGCCCGAACGAAGACTAATCATTGCACGTTCCTCAGCTAATTTCTATGATTTCCTTGAAAGACATAAGGGAATGATACACCCCGCGGTCGATATTGAGGCCGGAGGACATTGTATTCCCATCTGCATTAGTATTGCATTCACCCCAAAGGAAGGTATTACGATTCCTTTATGGAACACAACAGGGATTTCTTCCATACCAGATGGTGACTTGGCACACTTATGGAAGATGCTAGCGGAATTCTTAATACAACATGATATCATCGGGCAGAATTTCAAGTATGATCAGAATAAACTCAAACGTTTGGGCTTCATTATCAAGTCACTCTATTCAGATACTATGCTGAAGGGCTTTGCCATTAACTGTGAGTTACCTAAAAATTTAGCATTCTTCACTAGCATATATACGGAGGAACCATTCTATAAAAATGAAGGAATGTATGGCGGGGAGTATACGGAATGGGATGGGGAGAAACTAATTAAGAAACACGCTTCATTATCATGGAAAGAATTGTTGGAAGGCGGAGCCAGGGATGCATGTGTGACTAAAGAAGTTGACATGCAGATGGACATAGACTTAGATGAAATAGGTATGCGTCCTTTCTATGAAAACTTCTTGATGAAATTACATCCCGCGTATGCAGATATTGAGGCCGAGGGATTCTGTATCAACCATGAAGTAAGGGACGCACTTCTGCATAAGTATATTGAATGGTCTGAACGGCTGAGTCATGAGTTGTTTCAATTAGTTGGTCATGAATTGAATGTAAACTCACATGGAAATAATGGTCAAGTCCCTAAACTATTATACGGAGCAATGGGTCTACCGCAAAGGAGTGGAACCGGAGAAGAAGTACTAACTGGATTACTAAAACACTGCAAAACAGCCGAAGATAGAGCAATACTTGAGAAGATTCTGGAGAAACGTCGTGTAGAGAAAACAATTTCAACTTATTTATTAGCCTTACCTGATTATGACGGTAAGATGCGCACTACATTCTACTTATGTTTAGAAACAGGTAGGACCGGGACTAGACAGCAGAAGGAACCAGTTCGACCGCGAGTAATAGTTGAGGATATATTCACTGGAAAGAAGAAACGGGCTTATTTTGGTACATCTTTCCAAGTTCTTACCAAGCATGGTGATATTGGGCAAGACATACGCCGTATGTATGAGCCCGAACCTGGATACTTATTTGTTAATGCAGATTCTAGTCAAGCCGAAGCCAGAGTTATATCTTTACTGTCGGACGACGAGGATATGTTGAAGAGGTACGACACACATGACATACATGCCCTTACTGCTAGCTGGTTTTTCGACGGTTCTGAGTCTGATTACTCTAAGAAAGTCTTGGGTTATGAGTGTAACGAGCGATTCATTGGAAAAACGCTTAGACATGCTGGAGAAAGAGGAGCTAAAAAACGAAGAGCGGCGACGGAAGTTAATACCAGCGCTAGAAAGTACAAGATTAATGACTCCAATGGAAATTTACTTGCAATCACTGAAGGACAGGCAGAAGCAGCCCTAAACATTCTCCACAGAACGCAACCCAAACTCCATGAAGTGTATATGAATGGGTTAATTGAGATGCTGAAGTCAAGTAGATGGTTAACAGCACCCTTACCCTATGGAATTGATGCTCCATTTGGTGGAAAAAGACAATTCTTTGAAAGATGGGGAGATGAGCTATTTAGAGAAGCAGCTTCTTACTTACCGCAAAGGGCCGTGACGGATAATACCAAAGGTGCATTGATTAGGCTGCGCGAATTACTTCCCGGTATACGTGTAGTTAGTGAATCTCACGATAGCCTCACATTCATGATTCGAGTAAATGATGTAGATTCAGTGACTCCATCCATTAAACAGGAATTCGAACGTCCTATTAATTTCTCAGCCTGCTCATTCCCACGTCATGAATTAGTTGTACCATGCGAGATTGAGGTGGGTGAGAATTATATGGAATTCACTAACTATGTGTTCCCTTCTGGTAATGAACCTAATTTACCTAAGATGCATATACCTATTGTAATTCAACCATCAGATGAATGGGCTCCTAGAGTATGACTTTAGAGATAAAGCAAAAAGGAACTGATTTCATTCTTAAAGTGGAAGGTGTAATACATCTTTCCATTGCTGATGGGGCAGTAAATTATGAATGGCATATAGAAAAATCCAATGATAATGAATACACCTGGTCTACGGACGGTTTTGATATGTTTTGGATGAAAGATATCGATACTATTAAAGTGTCCGAATTAGAAAAATGACCACCCTATCGCGTAAGGTCAAATGTCCTAATTGTGACTGTGAATCATTTCATTTCGATAGAGATATTGGATTATGGGTATGCATTGGCTGTGATGATAGGTTTACTTTGGCTAGGATAATTGTGGAGAAGAAACCTCCTGAGTGGGACAAAAAGAAGAATCCAATCGGATAAAGAAGTGACATGGCTAAGTAATTTAGTAGAAGAACATTCAGAATTTGAGTCCCCCAAGTCATTCTGGTGGTGGTCAGCATTATGTAGTATATCAGCAGTAGTTAAAGACAACGTTTGGATGGATTCTTACATTTTTAAAGTTTATCCAAATATCTTCGTAATGTTACACGCAGATAGTGGATTGAAGAAAGGTCCACCTATAAACCTCGCGCGTGATTTAGTACGTAAGGTAAATAATACTAAAATAATATCAGGTCGCAGTTCAATTCAAGGAATATTATGGAAATTAGGCCATGCTCAAACTCGACCAGGTGAAAAACCTAATCTAAAGTCAAATGGATTCATTGTAGCTAGTGAGTTTAGTTCATCAATAGTGCGCGATCAATCCGCATTAGATATATTAACTGATTTATATGATAGGAACTACAATTCAGAAGAATGGGAATCATTACTGAAGCAAGAACAATTCAATTTAAAAGACCCAACCGTATCAATGTTAGTAGCCATTAATAAAGCTCATTTCAATGATTTCATAGATGCTAAAGATGTACATGGTGGTTTCCTCGGGAGAATGTTTGTAGTATTAGAAACCGAAGTCAATAGGTTAAATCCTCTTATAAAGAAGCCTAAGTATATACCAGATAGAGATAAACTCGCGGTCTATTTAAAGGATGTTGCCAAACTCCGTGGACCATTTGAGTCATTGGAAAATACTGAAGCTGGAGAGATGTATGATGCTTGGTATATGAAATTTTATGAAACTGTAATAAAACAGAAAATATCCGACCCCACAGGAACTATTAATCGCGTAGGTGATTCAGTCAAGAAAGTAGCCATGCTAATTTCAATGGGTGATAATTTAGATTTAGTGGTTAAATCACATCATATGGAAGAGGCCATTGAAATATGCCAGGGTTTACTTACTTCAGTCAAGAAGACTACATTGGGTAAAATAGGAAAGGAGAATGCCAGTACAAATCGTAAGACTATTCTTATTAATCTATTAATGGACGAATCAAGTCATTCAATCGCGAGGACGAGATTACTACGAGATAATTGGATGCACGGTGATGCTATTGAATGGAATGAATCTATTAGTTCGTTAGAGGAAGCAGAGATGATTCAGACAGAACATCCAGGTGGCAAACAAATAGTAATTAGTATGTCTGATAAACAGTATGAACAGATGCGGACTTTTTTGGAGGCCAAAAGGTGACTACTAAAAGAATTGAACGATTAAGAAAGGAAATGTATGAACAGTTAGATAGACTTAAATTTGCAATTAATGAAAAACAAATATATGATTTAGAACAAGAGTTGCTTCGATTAAAAAGACTCAACTCCATTCAAGAGAAGGCAAAGAAAAATGCGCAACCTTATAGTAGTCTTATTCGCACTCATCCTCATGGGATGTGAAACAATAACACCAAATGCACCTACACCTGGTGATTCTAATAATGATGTTAATGGAACCAATCAGATTACTATAGATATTGTCATTGATAATGACCATGATGATACAAATGAGAATCCTAAAAGAGAAAATCGCGCTCCAATTGTTACATTACCATCTAACCTAGAAAATTTTGCAGGTGATAGTGTAACTCTTATCATAAGCGTATTCGACCCTGATGGTGATACATTCGCGTGTACTAGTTTCCAAGGACCGCGAGGCTTATCTATTAATGCTGATTGTATAA